CGTATTGTCGCTCCAATAGGAGCCTTACGTACGCCCGTATGTCGTCTATGCGAGATACGGAAACGGCCCTTATACCCGTACGGGTATAGGGGCTGCAGACATTCCTTCCTGGAATGCCTGATACGCCTCACTCCCATTGGGGAATGCGCGTAGTAGATCGTTTGTGGCTATACCAGAACCGATCTTTCGCGAAAGTATATTCGTGAAATGGAGGATGACCTTAGTTAAGGGATCCCCCATGAGCACACCCCTGTTCAAGAACAGGACGTGCTTGTCTCCTTCCAAAGGAAGACCAATATCTTTAAGTGCACCTGTGGCACTAAAGAATACTTTGCGCGGTGTGAAACACACTGCACAAACAATACCTTGAAGGATTGCGGGTATCCCGCATCTCTTCATCCATTTCAGTCCGATTAATCGGGCGATCTGGTGTACCAGGCGATCTGTCGCCTCCTGGTAATCCGTACTGGCGAAGAATATATCTTCCCAGAACGTTGTACGGTCGATGTGGTCATGTAGAATGTCCTCGACCCTACGGGCTCTGTCCTCTTTGAACATGAGCTCGTTTATCTCTTCTGAGGAAAAGTCCTTGAAGAGATTCCATCCGTGGTGAGCTTTGCCCATCCCGGATTCTGAACTCTTGAACCCCTTCTTAAGGGGCCAGGAGCATATCTTGGAGATCGTGTCTAACACGATCTTCAATGCTGCGTGTCCTTTTGTTACGACACGAGCTTTACCGGGTTCCCTCACTATGGTGAGGTGAACCTCTCTTAGAGTTTCTGGATTCATATTCAGAACCTCGTCTAGACACGCCCAAAATATGGCCGTGCCTATTGATTCGAAGGCGTCCCTAGGACGCCATTCGATTACATTGCCTGTCGCTAAATCCCTAATGGGGATCGACAGGTCGTCATACTTCTTCATAAGATCAAGTATGGCTTGGGCGGTACCACCGTCCTTACGAGTCTCCTCCCAGCAGGCGGAGCCCGTTATTGTCACCCTTGCCTTTGTAGACAAGCCGGTGAAGACGTGATCAGGGACTTCCCTGATCACCTCATCCATAGCAACTGAAAGCAATGAGCTTTGAGTCGCTGAAACCACTGGCGGTAATTCACTTACCGACAGTAGGAACTTCCTCTTTGATCGTAAGACGACCAAAGGGGGTGGGGTCCCAGATCCTCTAGTCTGGGACAGGGTACCAGCGGTGTATAACCGTTGGTATCCTTCATGCCGCAGGGCCCTTTTCCAGGTCTTGCGGTAATAGGATGATATCCACCTAGGGATATCTCCTAGCTCCGAAATCCCGGAGCATTCATCCTTGTGACTCACAAGTTTGAATTTCTTACGTGCAGACTTTATCTGCTCGTAATGCGTCCTTTCGTTGTCTAACGAATGAACGGAGATCTCACCGTCGATAAATTCGTCGGTGAGAAAGATTGATATTGCTTGTATAACAAACATATCATACTTTTCCCATGTCCAGATTTCCTCTGGGTATGAGAGAAACCGTTGAAGGAATAGTCCATCAACGGTTTTAAGAACTTCTATGAGCCTTTGGGCTCTATAGACTTTATTCCTAGGTTTACTGTAATCAGCAAACTTAGTTATCTCCTCCTTTGACCAAATAGGGTCATGGAGGCCTCTTACGAAGAATGAGATTCTCCGGAAGAAAGTATTCGCGAAGTTCCTCAAGGGATCTTCCGAAGTCGACTTTGCATGTCGAGCCCGCTGGATCCTATGGCCCCAGTGGGTATGGGAGAAGATGAAATACATCTTCTCCTTATGATCCTCAACCTGGGTAAACCTGGTTGAGTTCGTACGCTCTGACCCGAACAATTTCGGGGAGAGCTTATCCTGGATCCGGTGGCAACCACCGGGCCAGACATTTATTTTCGGCCTTTCATCCATATATTGGGATGCAAAGGACCATCCTGCGAAGATCTTCCATGGATCTTCGTAGTGCCACCCGGAGTGGTTCTCCACTTCGGGCATTACAACGTCCTCGTCGTCGAGTAAATCGTCGACGAGGGGCGCCTCATAGGGTGAGTTCTCTATGGGCGAATCTTCTTCCTCCCCTCCAAAGAGGGCAGGAAAGAAACCGTCTTCCGCTAAATGCGGCTCGACGGATTGCGATAGCTTACTACCCGCTTTGCGGATAGTAAGCGCACTTGGCACCTGTTTCAGGTGCAAGTGATGGACCCCCTTGACGAAGTCAAGGAGTGGCCCTGGTACGACCTGCCGATCTAATCGGCGGTCGTAATAAAGCGTGCACCCCTCTATGTGGGTGTACGCTTCGGCGCAATGGATCACATTGTAATGATCTAGTTGTACCAT